AGTTCCTCAACATGCGCCTCAGAAAATGGAGTAAGATAGTACTTACCTCTAGTTAAGACTTTGATTTCAGCCATAAAGTTTCTTGAACCCAGAGTCTACTTGCTTAACAAAGTTATCATCCCTTGTTCGTGGGTTCCAATAACGCTCGTCACGCATCATTTCATTTAGCGATGCCTCACTAATTGCATCTGCGGTTCCAGTAGGCGTACCCATTGATGGCTCCTTCATTGCTGCCATGATTGCTTCAAGTGCAATAATTCCATCTGCGCCTTCACACATACGCTCGATTGCTGGCATAGCCTCTTCTGGGAAGAACTTATTTGCAAATAATGAAGCTGATTCAATTCGAGCAGTTGCATTGTCACCAAGGCTACTAGCTTCTTTCTCAAGGTCTGGCTGTTGTGGCATTGAGTTCATGTACAACTCTAATCCCTTTTGGAACTCTTCGTTGCTGTAACCATTCTCAAAGCAATGCTCTGACCAACTCTTTAGTGCTTCGTTTCCTACAGCTTCCGACTCGTCTACAAAGTCAGGGAGTTCATATTCACCAGCGCTTAAAGGCACACCCTCTTTAGGCTGGCTCATTTCTTCTTTTAGCCGTTCACGAATGGCATCTTCTTTCTCGCCAATCTTTGACTCAAGGCTTTTATAAGCACTCTCTAAGTCTTCTGCTGTTTTGTACTTACCAGCAAGCAATTGCTCCGCAGCATCTGCTTCTGCGCTTTGCTCTGTAGTTTCTACCTGATCTTCTACAGGTGCTTCAGTAGTGGCCTCAGTATCGAGAAGTGTATTTTCTTCAGACATTGTTTTTCACCTTATGGGAATGATTTATACGAGCCTCAATAAGGCCAACGATATAACGCTGGCCTTCCAAGTGTCGCAGTTCTTCTGTTGAAACGTGTGGCCCATTAACCATTTCAATAGTTATAGACCGAAGGTATTGGAGAACAGCCTTGCCTGCTGGCTTGCTAAATATTTCAGCAACATTAAGGCTGATCTCTCTGTCTTTTGCCTGTGGGCGCTGAATACCATCTACGCCCACGTTGATTTTGGCTTTTTCCAAAAGCTACTCCAACGGTTGTGGTGCAGCCTCTGGTGCAGCTTGTTGCTGCTGTGACATTTGCTGCATCATTGCAACTATTTCTCTACGCTCTGATTCGTCACGAATCAAGGTGTCAGGTACACCAAATTTTTTCGCGAGGTATGCAGCGGTCTCTTCTGAGTTAACCAATACTTGAGTAAGCTCAGGTCCAAACGCTGATTGAGCAAGCTCCATAAAGCGAGAAACAGATGTAATATCTGCATTTGATTGCGCCTGCGCGAGAGGTGAAACAGACTTAACCTTTACCTCACGCCCGTTGACAGTGGGTATATCTATACGCCCTTGTTTTTTAAGGATATAAATGACGCGCTGCAATACTGGCTGCACAAGCTCTGCCTGCAATCGGCCAAAGGCTGAACCCACACGGCGAGACAGATCAGCCATACGTTCAGCAACCTCAGTTGCAGAGGCTGGTGTCCGGTCAGGGTTGCCAAGCATGTCGTTGTAGAGAGCGCGTTTAATATTCAATCTCATATCTGAAAGAATTAATTGCGCTACGTCAAAACTCCCAGCAGCTTGAATAGGCTGCAATCCGCTTGAACCCATTGCTTTTGGAATGATCGTGCCGGGGACCAAGTTAATAGTATCCGGGTTAATTACTCCGTCGTCTTCCATCTGATAGATGCCAGAGATAGCCATCTGAGCATTTTCAAGGATTAGTTCTATCGTAAGGTTGGTTGTCTTAATTGCAGATAGGGCGTTAATTAGAGGGCCGCGGCCATAAACTTCACCAGCACACTTAGACCATCGGAAGCATATGAATGGATTAGATCCAACGCCCTTCATTTCTTTAGAATAGACTACGCTTTTTGTAGTCATACAAATTGCATAACTAACGTAAGCCTCTTCATTTACTTTGCTGTAATCACGGCAAACTATCTCAAGAATAGTAGTTGTCTTTTCAGGTGAGTTCTGGACTTGGTTCATCAAGTCAGGAGACATCTTCGCTTTTGGGTAAAGAATAGTTATCTGGCCGAACTTTATACCCTTACGCTCACGGAATACATGGTCGATCTTATCATCAGGGCCAGTATCAAGAACAACATGAGGCAACGGAATAGCAGAGAAGTTAACGGGATTAACTGAATCCCCTTCTTCGCAAACCAATACACCAGTACCAACTGCTAAATCCATAAAGGATTCATGCACTTCCTGTGAGAAGTTTGAGTTCTGTAAGACCTCGAACACATAGTCAGTAACTTCATCAAGGTCGTTATTAACTGCATCCCTTTGATCTTTAGGGATTTCTGATCCAGCTGTTAAGTCTGCCCACCTAGCAAAGTTAGGGACAAGCCCTGATTGCAGACGAGAAGCAAACTCTTGTACACCAACAACAGCAGTTTCATCAAAGATCTTATCGTCTCTGCGCTGTCCGGGCGTTTCATGGTAGAAGGATTCACGCTGTGGTAGCGCGTACTCATAGCACTCATCGAATAACGGCACAAAGTTTTCACGCTTTGCTTTAGCCGATTCATAGAGCTTCATGTATTTTTGCGCTACATTATCCATTAGCTGCTGAACCTATCATAATAACCAATACCGCCGCCGAGTCCTGTGATAAGGCTTCTGCGCCCTCTTGATCCAGACCGCCTAGATGCGCGACCAGCAGTGGCAATATCTCCAAATTGCGCAAGGCGATCTTGACGTATATTAGCAGAACTTACAATCTTACTGGCTTCAGCTTGACGCTTTGCTTCTTGTTCAGCTTTGTAAGTTTCTATTGCGTCTCTTCTAGCGCGTTCAAGATCTGCTGCTCTTGCTTCTGCTGCTGCCGCTTGCTCTGCCGCTCTCGCTTCTTCCGCTGCCGCTTCTTGTTGGGCTTGCTCTGCCGCAGTATCTTCTGCTGCTTGCGTGGAGCCGCCGCCTCGGGGAAAACACATACTAATCTCCTATATCTACCTTCTGGATATGCACAAGATAAGCGATAAATCAACGCACAATTACATCCTTGACCAAAGACCTTGCCTACGCTCTGGCCTTTTCTTAGCAAAAACATCGAATGAACGTCCAGCCACTACAGTTTTCGCTGGCTTTTGGCTGTTCATTAAGGCTCTTCCCTCCCCCGCGCCAAGAAATAGGTACTGCGCAGCATCGTGAACGTGCGAAAACATATTCTTGTCTGGCTTGTCATCAAACCTTTCACCGGAAACCTGCATCCTTTTGTAGGCATACCCGCCTTCAAAGCCTTTGATTAGCTGTGGACAGCGCCGATCTATTAATAATGCTGGCTTACCTTCAACCATCTTCGTCAACTGGGAGGAAACCGCCTCAAGTCGAAGGTCAACAGAGTTGGAGGGCGCAGGAAAAGCCCTCAAGCCAGCTCCGCGCATGATGTGAAAGGGAGTTGACTCATCAGTTTGCGCGCGGAAATCTCCTGACGGATCGCCATATATAATGACTTCCCCGGCAGCGGCGAATCTAGTCGCCAATTCTTGTCTTAGCACTTCAGAGAAGCGCACGATGCCCATATCTACAGCAACAATCTCTGACTGCACGAACCACCTGCCTCGAACCTTCTGCCCGATAACTGCGGCTGGCGTCAATCCAAAGTCTACGCCCACATAAAGCGGAACATTAGCGGCTACTGGAATCTCTTCCTTAGCAACGTGGACTTCTGCTGCAAACATTGGATACACAGGCTTTCCTTCTTGGATATGCCCCAATCTATTCATAACATAGACATCAATCCAAGACTTAGTTTTACCCCGCACTAGGTTGGGGTAGTAACTCTTCATCATATTCTTTTGATTCTCAGCATCCTTGCTAGGAACGTAGTCTTCTATCTCACCTTCCGGGGACTTTTTTTCGACCATGCCAGCGGGCTGCGTAAAGAAACTCCAGTTATCTGGTTTGACCAGCATCTTAGCTTGCTCACGCGGTATATGATCTGGGATTGGTACTTCTCCAGACATAATCGGCCACCAGTGATCTTCTTCAGGAGCGTTGGTATCGGCAATGACGCCAGTCCAAGAAGGACCGCCATCACGCATAGAAGGATAACGACCCACACGCATAGTACAGGCATCAATAATACTCTTAGGTATTTCACGCGCTTCATTAATCCAAATACCAGTAAGCTCCAAAGATAGGAGTTTCTTGACATCTTCTGGGCGGTCGAGTGCAAGGAAGAGAACCTCAAGTTCAATGTCACCTTTTTTAATATTGTGGGTGTATGGGACAGACCAAGTAAACTTTCCCCAGTCAGACTCAGGAAACCAGTCAAGCCATGTCTTAATCGTGGTAGTTCTGAGCTGTGGGTTGGTGTTTCTTATGATCGCCCACCTACTCTTACGAGTTCCATCAGGAGATTTTTCTTGTTGTAAGGCGCGGCGGAATACTTCGACACAGCAAGCAACGGATTTGCCAGAGCCAACGGGGCCTCTTATGCCACGAAAGAAGGTATCGTCCTTCATAAAACCCTTGAGGACTTCACCGTCCGGCTTGTACTTAAAGTTGACCACTAGCGAAGACCTTTATCTACACCAAACTTAATCATACGCTCAACAACTTCGGGGCCAATGCTTTCAATCAGCTTGTCGCACTCAGCGTCAGTAATAAATGACTTGCCGTGCTTTGCTTCAACGTAAGCAAACTCAGTCTTTCTTACTATGCCGCGAAGAAGAGAAAGCTCCATTGGCTTTAGTGTACTAATAAAGCTCATTTGGAAGCCTTTGCTCTCATGCGGCTGATCTTTTCAGACTCTGTGTCCAGCCTATCTTCAACTGTACGCAGCTTTTTCTCAATTGATCTGTAATGAGGGTTGGCTTGGTTCAAGCTATCACCAAGATCTGCCATCTTATTCGTGTACCAACGCAGAGACTTGTCCAGCAATGTTGCATTGGGCTTGTCCTTCATGCGTTCAATCCCGCTCTGCATAGAAATGAGCTGGCCTTCAAGCATCTTGTACTTCTTGAGCAGTGTCTTGTGCTTCTCACTCATGGTCTTACTTCCCTGTCTTGGCCTTGGCCTTCTTTTTCTTGGGCTTGGAGTAAGCCTCATTCACATCTGGTGTAGATGGATCATCCCCAGACAGCTTGCCATCGGACTTACGGGCCCGAACAGGCTCTTCGCCCTCAACTAAACGCCGTGATGTAGGCGTGTGAGTCTTTCCGCTGTAGGTAACACCCGCAAGAAAATGAGTATCGCCAGTGTAAAGCTCACCATCCGTTGTATAAAACGCCATTACTTGTACCCCTTCTTCAACAATGTCTTTTTAGCAGCAGGCTTCTTTGCATATTCCTTAGCCGCTTTCATACCAGCCTTGGTATAGGCAAACTTCTTTCCTTTGACATTAGGCATTTCGATACTTCCTTGTCTTTTTTGCGATGGACTTAGGCTGAGAAACAAACTGTTTGCCCTTCTTCGTGCCTTCACGCTTGGCCTTGGTAGTAGCCGCGTACTCAGCAGCGGTCAGGGACTTGATGGCTTTCTCTGGAAGATAACGCTCACCAGTTTCTTTAGAAGGTTTGCCGCTCTTAGTGCGCCACTTCTGCTTACCCCAATCTAGTAAAGACTTCTGCGACGCTTTCATCGGTAGCCTCCACCCTTAGCCTTATATTCTTTGGCAAGCATCTGGGCCTTTCGAGCAGACCACTGTCCGGGATTGCCGCCCTTGCCACCAGCCTTAATGCGCTTGAACAATGTCTTCCGCATACCCGGCTTGGTATAATTCCCAGCCTCATTAACCCTAGACTCAGCCATTCTTCTTGGTCCTCTCGTAACGAGCAAGTAAGCTCTTACCCTTCTTTCTTGCGCTAGCTTTGGAAGACGCGCCCCATGCTTGAAGGCTAAGAAGAAGGCGGGTGGGTCTACCCTTGGAGTCACGCTCTGGGCCCTTCATATTGCCCATACGAGAAAGAAACGATCCCTTCCTGCGCATCTCAGTAGGACCAGAAGGGGCGCCCTTAACAGGAGCCTTCAACGTACCCTTCTTATAAGACGCACGGCCCTTCGCATTTAACCCACCCTTCGGGTTCTTACCTTCTTTCCTAGTCCAAGCCTCGGTCGCCATCTCAAACACCCTGTGACAAAAAAATATTAGCAGCAGCATAGAGCCTTTTTTGCATATTGCTAGAGTGGGGGACCACTAGCTAGTAATACTGTCGGAGTTTTTAACCCCCTGTGCCATATACCGGGCTATCTACAACCAATTTACCTAGCCAAGATCTATTGACACCTTAATATCACCAGCAACCTGCACCTGTGACCGGTCTATCGGCTTGTACCCAGCGCGGTCCAGTAAATCCTTGCTAGCCTCTAGCTGAACGTACTCAGACTTAGCCCCCATAGCTAGCCGTCTCACCGTCCCAGCTGCCAAGGTAGCACTTAGCCCAAATTCCTCATTCATCCTCTGCATCAGATACTGTTGCACATGTGGTAGCTTCATCGTCTTGGTTGCAGTTACTCTTCCAGACTCACCGCTACTATATCCAGCTATCTCTGCGGCCTTAGCGATCGTACACCCGTTTGCTACAATGGTGTCAACTAACGCTGTCTGTTTCTCAGTCAGCTTTCTTGTATTCGGAACATTAGTCATCCGTACTTTCTATCCTTTATCCTCATGCTTGCCCCCCTCTCCCTCTCTCCCCCCACACAGCACTATTTCGTCAGGCTCTGTCAATATGTGACGTAGCGTCACTAACGTAAATAGGTATCATAGTACCTCGTTTAGCTGTTGACATGCTAAACATACTATAACCCACATCGAGTATAAGTATCGCCAATTTAGATAGGCATTGCCGCCGTTCTCCGTCGATCAGAACATCCTCTCTCTTTGTCCTGCGTGCCATGCTCCATCGAAAGTTCGCAAGGGACGCTGCGCTCTTCGCCCTTGCGTACTTCAAGCGCCGTCCCGGCGTCTCTGGGCATGTCTCTGGGCCTGCATCGAGAGGATGTCCCTCTCGACTAACAGGAGAACTAGGAAATGACTAACGTATCTAAATTGGCTCAACTTAAACTAGAAGTTATCAACTATCATGCTACAGACAAGCCATCAGCTGACGGCCCAATCATCAATGATAAATTCCTTATCGGCTTAGGACGCGATGCTTGCTACACATCGAACAACAGTCTCGCCTTCAAGAAAAAGCAGATTGCTGATTCACTCGCAGAGTACGACATCGCTGTAGATGAGAAGAACACCTACGCTATGGAGCGGACAGAACGCTGGATCAATACACTTCTGCCCGAGCTCGAAGAGCTTCAAACTCGTCACGATGCAGACTGTGAAGTCTTCGCTGCACTGACAGGAGGTGAGGTCTGGACACCTAACAAGCGCCCTGCACCTAACAAGGCTGCCAAGCCAGCCAACTTCAGCAAGCTCAGAAACATGGTGGCGTAAGTCACCTACAAGGGGAGCTTCGGCTCCCCTATCAACTCTATCAACTCTATCAACAAGGGGGCTTCGACATGGGCGACCATGAGGACAAGCTAATCTTCGTTATGTATATCGCGGTTCTGGTAATTTCTGTAACAGGTTTCGTTGCGC